TTAAAGCAGACTACTCGCAACAAGAGCCCAGGTTACTTACGCATTGGGCGTGTCTCGTCGGACAAATGGGCGCTGAAGAAGTTAAAGAAGCCTATAAGAAAAGTGATCTTGATTTTCACCAACAAACAGCAGACATGGCAGGGGTTGAAAGAAGACTAGCTAAGACTATTGGTTTAGGTGTAATGTATGGAATGGGTTACAACAAGATGGCACGTGAGTTAGATATAGACCCACAAGATGCTAAAAAAATGTTAAAAGATTTCCGAGAAAGAGTGCCTTTTATGCAAGGAATGCTCGAAGCTGTGATGAATCGTGCTAATTCTAAGGGCATTATTCGTACATTACTGGGCCGTAAATGCAGATTTGATCTGTGGGAGCCTACACAGTGGGGTGTACATAAAGCATTGCCACACAATCAAGCTAAAGTAGAGTATGGTGAAGCAATAAAAAGAGCTGGTACATACAAAGCTTTAAACAGATTGATACAAGGATCAGCGGCAGACCAGACAAAGAAAGCCATGGTAGATGTGTATGAGGAGTTAGGAGTGGTGCCTTTAATACAAGTACATGATGAGTTAGATTGTTCTGTTAAAGACGAGAAACAGGCTAAAGAAATACAACGTGTCATGGAGACATGTGTAGAACTAGAAGTACCATCCAAGGCGGATATAGATCTTGGGGAAAGTTGGGGTGGATGATGAGTTGGATATGTAGTGTGTTGCTAATATGTTCTACGTTTAATCCAATAATGGATTACACAAACAATGATGAATTTATTGCAGATGTTAAAACATGTGCATTACATCTTAATTCTTTGTTAGATGATGATGAAAGGGTGCCTGTAAGTTTAGTCATAGCACAAGCAGTTCATGAATCTAATTGGGGTAAATCTAGATTTGCGGTAGAAGGCAATAACCTCCTTGGAATCCGCACATTTGACTCGACAGATGAACAACTAAAGCCGCTAAATAAACCTAATGCGAGCTGGGGGCTTAGGATCTTTGAGACAAAGTGCGAATCCGTTTCTTACTATATGTGGTTACTAAATTATAACCACAACTATTCACAGTTTAGAGAAGAAAGATTATCACAGTATATCAACAACATAATAGACACTGAAAAGCTTGCTATGACTCTTGCAATATATGCTGAAGATGTATATTATACGCAAAAAATCATCCGTACATTACAGAAATTGGAGACCTATGACAGAGACTAAAAAACCCGGGTACAAAGAACAAGGCAAAAGCCGTGCAGCAAATCAAAAAGCTGTTGAAGGAGTTAAACCAGGATTTGCCATTAATCATGAACAAATGGCATTTGAAAGACGTAAGCTTTTAGAAGAGATGTCTAGTAAAATGACTCCTGATAAAAAACAATTAAACATGATGGCAGCAGTAGCAGCTACGGAAGAACCTAAATATTTTAAAACAACTAATTTAACTAAGACGGGAAAACCAGCAGAATATGATGGAACAGACGGAAAAGGTGAGCCACGTGAACCTACCTTACGTATATTATCACTAGGAGCTGGTGTTCAATCATCTTGTTTAGCTTTAATGGCGCAAGAAGGATTAACCAAACATAAACCAGATTATATGATATTTGCTGACACTGGATGGGAACCATCTTTTGTTTATGAACATGTAGAATATTTAAAGAAAGCAATAACGATTTGTCCTATAATTACTGTGGAGCGAGGAAACATCAGGGAAGACCTTATCAAAGCAGCGAACCCAGAACCAGGGTCTAAGGAAGAGTCAAAGTCGTTTGCTGGTCGTGTACCAAACCCACCTTTGTTTGCTGCACGTCCTAATGGTGGAAGAGTGGGGATGCTTTATAGGCAGTGTACACATGATTATAAAGTTATCCCTATTCAAAAGAAAATGCGTGAGTTACTAGGTGTTAAACCTAGGTACAGAGTACCTAAAGATAAAATTGTAGAACAATGGATTGGTATATCTACTGATGAAGCCATGCGTATGAAAAAAGCTAGAATGCCATGGTTGACATCTCGTTGGCCTTTAATTGAAATGAAAATGTCCCGTGCTGATTGTTTGCAATGGTACCGAGATATTAAAAAACATCCTATGCCAGGTAAATCATCGTGTATTGGTTGTCCTTATCATCACAATGACCAGTGGAAAAACATGCAGAAAAACTATCCTAAAGATTGGGAAGATGCATGTGATCTTGATGACAAAATAAGGCACGGATTAAAGAACACGGAGACAGAATTGTTTCTACATAAATCAGCTAAACCGTTAAGAGATATAAATTTTTTAGAACCAAAAGCTCAAGCTAATTTGTTTGGTGAAACATTTGATGAAGAATTTGCAGATGAATGTGAAGGTTTGTGTGGAGTATGATAAAAGCAGCGTGCGTCCAGGACCTGAATTTTTATGTTCAGAATGTAATACTTGGTTTAAAAAATTAATATACTGGAAAAGTAAAAAGTTTAACCCGGATCAACAATACCAAATGGTATTCTTATGTGGTCCAAAATGTGCAACGGAGAATTATGACAGAAATAATAGCTAAGATTCCTATACAAGATACAAGATTATTTTATAAAAAATGGAATAATTTTGAAAATTTAAACAACTTATTAAAAACAGAAATAGAAGCTGAAAGAGAAAAAGATCCAAAAGGATTACCAGCTACTAATGCTGGATGTTGGCGTAGCATGATGAAGTATAAATGCGAGGCAGAATTAATGAAACCAATTGGTATGATTATGTCAGCTTACATGGATCATTACTTTCCTAAAAGACCGATGGATGCAGCTATTAATTATTGGACAAATGTAAATGAAGTAGGAAGTAATAATATATTTCATACTCATTACCGCGCTGATGCAGATCTATCTGGCGTGTATTATGTACAAGGATTTAACACAGGTGTAATTAGATTTGCTACACACGAACAAATGTACAAAATGATTCCTGATCACATGCCATATTCTAATATGATGGGGCACGCTCCAAGCGATGGTGATGTATTATGTTTTCCTTCTTATCTTTTACACGACGTAGATACTAATAGAAGTAATAGACAACGAATTACTATAGCATTTAACGCTCAAATTAAATTTAAAGAACGTGATAATGTTATTAATATGCCCAATAGGAATAAAAATGACGAAACATTGGAGAAATAACGAGGAAATGGGGGTTTGGGACCCTGGTGAAAAAACGGCGGTTTTCCGCCAAATAAAAAAGCTCATATTTGCCCGCTATCGGGCTTTAAAGGAGTGGGCTGTGTGTTTGTACCCGGGTAAAAGACTTAAATGAGCGCAAAATACGTTTGGCAATGGTATTACGACTATGATTACTTAGGAGATAAGTATAAAGCAATTTATTTTGGTCCAAGGTTGGATTGGATGAATTTATTTAAGAGAAAGGAAAAGAAGAATGAGAAAAGTATGGACAGAAGAAGAAATAAAACAAGCAAAAGAATTAAAAAAGAAATATAGCGCATCACAGGTTGGATTGTATTTTGGTGTAACAAAAAATTCTATTATAGGATTGTTGTATAAAGAAAAATTAAAAGAAGGTTATGTGCCAGCTCCTGATTCTAAATACACTGTAAGAAAAAATTTATGATTCAAAGAAGATTAGATAGGTACTTACAAGTGTTAAATAATATTGATGGAGATCAAGATAAATTTTTATGGATTATGGATTATGGAAAAAATTCTAAACCCATGGAAAAAGAAAACAAGATTAAATCTTTTGAAGTTCCAGGTTGTCAGTCACAAACGTGGCTGGCACCGCACTTTATTGAAGATAAAATATATTTTACAGCTGACTCAGCTGCGTTGATTAGTAAAGGCATGGTCTGTATTATAGCAGACGTGTACAGCGGCGCGAGGGCCCAGGACATTAATAAGTTTGATCAAAAAGAATTTGAGAAAATGAATTTAGATTCATTGTTAACACCAGGTAGAAATAATGGTGTGCATAGTATGTTAAAGAAAGTTAAATTTTATGCCCGCTAAAGTAGGTTATTACAAAATTGAGGGTGGTTTATGGTATGAAGTTTGGAATGACGGAAGTTATCGTCCAACGTTATGGACTAAGATAGTACTCCTATTACCCAAAGTGTTCCGAAAAAAATATAAGCAAAAGTAACTGGTTCCATTACTTACGTTCTATAATCTTTTTTATTTTAAGTACACCTTCTAAGTCTGGCTCTAATTCTGCTATTACTTGACCACACTCATAGCGAATAACATTTGATCTGCTATCTGATAAGTTGCGCTCGCTTTCTCTTTTAACTTTAAGGCAATGTGATAGACCATCTGTCTTCATAAACCCGTCCATTGACCCGTTTACTATCATCATCATTGCGAATACTGTCTCAACCACCGCCATTTTGTCTTACCTTATCTTTTAGATGTTCTACGTCTGTTTGCATTTTTTCCACTTGTGATTTTAAAAAATCTATATTTATATTATTACTTTCAATAGATTGTATTTCTTTTTCCATAACTTCATTTTGACCGGCTAGAAACTCGATTAACATGTATAATTCTTGATTTACGGGTGTTTGCTCAGCTTTTTTTAACAAATCGGCTTCCATTAACTGTCTTGCAGTTTCAAGTTGGGTTAGCCTTTGTGTCAAATCACTATAGGCAAAGATCCCAATACCTATGGCCATAATTAGGCCAATTAAATTTCTCATAGGCATACTTATTGCTGTGTTATCCGATATTTTCATGACGCTCCTAATGGATTTTCTAAAGCACGTTTAATTCTTTGATCTATCTTCTCTTCTAGTTCTGATTGTGCTTCTTTTATATCAACTTCTAGTTTCTTCATGTCATCTTCTATATTTTTAATAGTTATTTTTAATTCTTGTGCATTATCTCTAGAGTCTTCTTTAGTTTGTTGTTCAACATCATTAACAATCTTTTCAACACGTCTAACGTCCTGCCTTAAATCATTCTTTAACTCATTAGCCACATCAGACACTAAACGGATTTCTGCCATCATCATTTCCATTTCTTGCATAAGCATATCAATCTCAGTCTGAATAAGTTCTGTCTTGCTAGACATTTCTTCTTTTGTTAGCGCAATGTTTTTATCAAATTCTGATAGGTCTGGAGCTACATAGCTTTGTATCTGTTCTTTCATGTTAAGGTAGTCTTTATAAAATTCAAAACCACCCCATAATCCACCACCAGCTGTGGTGAGTGCAGTTAATATTACAAATATCTTTCCACCACGAAACTTAATGCCTGCTACTTCTAGTTCTGCCACTGACTCTCCTCAATTTGATTCATCAGGCCATCACTTCCAACGAATAAAAAGTAGCCTGCCATATTATTATCTTCTATCTTTGTATCAGGTATCATGAAATCTGTAAAGAAATCTACTCTGTCCTCTAGCTGTTGCTGGGTATCAAAAAAGGTCTTTGTATCCCCCAAAACTTGCATAACAATTAAGGTTTTAGTCTGGTTAGTAGAGTCATATCTACCTTTGTCCCCCATTTTCTTGACAATTTTCTTAGCAGCTTTTTCTTTTTGCTCTTGTTTCTTTACAGGTTTCTCATCGTCTTCACTCTTATCGGCTTCACCCTTATCTTCTGGTTCTTCCATATCTTCTGGCTTATCTTCATTTGCATCAGTCTCTGGTGAGCTATCTTTCGCTTCTGGTTCGTTAGCCACATCTTCTTTAGGCTCTTCATTAGCTTCTTCAATAGGTTCATCTTTTACCTCCTCTACTTCAGGTTGTGTTTCTGGTTCAGGCATCTCTAATTCCATCTCCATTTCCATTTCTGTTTCTATTGCCACCACTTCAATTTCTTCCATCTCCATGCTTGGCATCTCTAACTCTATTTCTACAGTTTCATAAGATATATCTAAATCTGGTGCATCAAATTCTGGCTCAAAATACAAATCATCACCTGGTTCATCTACAACAATATCATTATTTTCAAATATATTTTCAACAATATCAATAACTTCTGTTTCTGTGCTACCACCCATCGCTACCCACATTTCTACTGTAGTTATGGTTTGATTCACAATTGTTTCTACAACATTGTACAATACGTTTATGGTAATATCATCCCATAGCGGTCCAATTGCCAGGTTGATATCACGTCCACCAATTTCTATAACCAAGGTTGTAACTGATCCTGCAAAGTCAAAGCCACCTGCGTATTCTTGAAATCCACTTGTTACACCTGATTCAGATAATATATCTGTGCCACTAAATACATTCGTATTACCATTACGTCCCGTTACATGTAAGTATATGCGGTCTTGTGCGTCTTGTTTGTCAACTTTTATTGTGTAATTTGTTCTCCCTCCGTTCTCTATATCTAGTGATGATATGTCTACAGTATTAATAAATGTAGTACCCATACCAGGCACACCCATTATTGATGTTGAGTTACCACTACCTGTTATTTGTGCACACTTATCGGCTCCTAATCCGTAGCAGCTGTTGCCGGAAGGGATGTTTGCGGGCCCTTGGCCACCCCAGTCAAAATCGGCATCGCCTTCGTATCTAGGTTGTACAAAACCATTATCACCATCAAGTATATCACCTGAATCTTCTGTAGTTACAGTAGTTGTCGTTGTTGTTGTGGTAGTTTCTGTTATGACTGTGTATCCATCAGCGCCATGTTCTGTGGTTTCTATTATATCTTCTACTATTGTCTCTTCTACACCTGGCGTACATACTCCTGTTGCTGTAACAGGACACTCAGCTCTAAGGGACGAAGGCAACAATGCCAGAATGCATAACCATGCCAGCAAGAATAAATTTGAGTAATTTTTGACCATCCGTCAATCCAGTTGTTTTGTTTTCTTCTTGTTTTACCATCTCTACTTTCTTAAATACTTCTGATCCTTCAGGAATCATATCAGCGTTAGCTTCCCATTTCTCACGTGCTTCATCGCCTATAGAACCCATGTAAGGACATACTGTGCCTGCCATATACATCGCGTCCCAGACACGTGGGTCAGCACACAATGTAGATACTGCAGCTACCTTCATGCCCATTGAGTAAAGTGAGCGTGATAATTTTATACGTTCACAGTTTTCATCGGTGATTGTAATACCGCTGCTAATACCGAGGATCTGGGTTTGTACTGCACCTGCAGCTGCTGTCTTACACACGTCAGAGTTGTTTACTACAACGCTAGGTGAGCTAGCAGTTGGTGGTGCCTTGTCCGTTACCACGGTCGAAGACACCGTTGTATTTGTATCAGCACCCTTTACGCTAGTTATAGCGGAAACGACTAATATAAAAGTTAAAATAAAAAATAATAATCTCATAAACTTAGCTTATGCATACCTTTTACAGGGAAAGCATCAAAAGGTAAACAATACCCTGTTGTCTTTAAATTATCTTTATATTCCAAGGGCTTAGACTCATAAATATTTAAATAAGTTGTCAATGCTTGCATGCACTCTTGCTCATTAGGGTACAAAAAAGAATTGTTCCTTACCGATGGCATACCAGGCATGGATATTAATAAATAGAGTAACCAAATTTTTACTGTCATTCTTGTTCCTTTAAATCGTAAAAGTAATTTGTATCATCACCAGCTGTCCATTTAGATTTGTTTTCTACAGAATAATATTCTGTTGACACTTTAAAATCTGGTTGCTTTGTTTTAGACGGAGTAAGCGATTTATCATAAAATATAACTCTATTATTAGGTTGCGCAGCATAGTGCCCATTATCTAATTCTAGTATGTTAAACGATTTATGCTCCTCTGGGACCTCTGCGTAGCTAGTATTCAAAGTGTTGTGATCCGAATGGCAATTGTCAATCGTAAATAAGTATTCACCATAGTACCATTGTTTGGAAGGTGCAAGGTATTTACAACGTGTGCCGGCTAATGATTGTTTTTCAATGATGGTGAGATGGTAGCTAAATGCATCCCATAATTGTAATTCTTCTAAGGGGTAATCAACTTTAGAGTTAATATCGCTAACAAAAGCACTAATAGGAAGCTTATCATATAAAGCACCATATTCCGGCAGATACGTTTCAAAGTAGAGCGCTCTACCTTGGATAGATTTACAACTAATCCAAACACCTTCTACGTATTCTCCATGTCCTTTTTGATGATCATATAAATATTGTTTCTTAACAAAAACTTTAACTGGAGGTAGGTTTGCTACCAGGAAGGACACGTTAGTCCTTTTTCATCATTTTTTTATAACTTGCTGTCAGGTTTTTATTAACAGCAGAATCACTGTAGTTTTGTTTCATTAATGTTTTAGAAAACTTTTCTGCACGTTCAGATGCTTTTTTTACATTTTTAACAGTTTTTTTAACATCTTGATCAAGTTTGTTTTTAGCTGATGCGCCTCTTAATGTTTTTCTTCTTGCTTCAAATTTACTTTTAGCCTTGTTTTTAGACCCACGGCCCAAGGCTTTACCGAATCCTCTTAATGCTGCTCCTACTATACTCATGTTACTTACCCCTCATGTATGTTTTATGTGGTTGGTAGTATAACCATTTTATAAATTTATGCCATAATAATTTAGTCATATAGGGTCCTTTAAATGGGGACCAAGGCACTACTTGAGTGCGCTTAGTCCACCGAGATGAAATGAAGTTGAGGATTTATGTGTACATTATGTGTTAATTATGTGCAAGAAAAAAATGCTTGACATGTATTTTTTGTCATTAAGTTGTACACAATGTTCTACTTGACATAAATAATGGCAGAAAACAGGGAAATAAAATGCTTGTTTTGTTCACGTGAACATGCTATAAACACTTATACGAAAGAGAACGCCAACACAATGCATGTTGTTGGTACTCTCTGGCTGAACAACAATCGCAAAGTTGTAAAGCATGGGTTTTAGAAGGTATGTCCAAATGGATGAGGGTCTAAAATTTAGTACTGAAGTAGCGTGATTATGTAGAACATGATTTGCCGTGAAAAGGTTGTAGGTGCGGTCATGCAAATCCTGCGAGAGCTTTCGTATTAGAAAGATATTATGTTAAGTATTAAAAAGTTTGATGATTGGTTAAATAAATCTATTCCTGGTAATAAAATTACCTATTACCGTGGATATTTATGTGGACCATGGCTACAAAAATTATCCCCTACTTTAGATGAGCGTCGTGTACGTAAAATTAAAAACCATGTGTATGCAGCTGCAGAAAGTGGTGTTGTTACATTAGTACAAAAGAAACATGAGGATTTTGATTATGAATACATTGCGGTACGTAAATGATTTGGGCTTTGTTTTGGTTTTTATTAATACCTATTAAATTTTGGATAGCGTTTCAAATATTATTATGGGTATATAAAATGTGGTTAGGAATATTATGAGTGTGATTAAAGAAGTAAGTGTACATGACGAATTAAAACGTGCACGTGATGAATTTTACGATGCAATGTTTGAAGGTGACGAAGAACGTATGTGTGCAGCTAATAATGCTGTAGGGTATTATGAATCAATGGGTGGGGTGTCGTGCCCCGAGTACCCAGGCTTTTAAAGGAGAAATAGAATGATAAAAGAGCTGAATGAAGTAAGTAAAAAAATATATGATATCTGTGTTAAAGCAGAGAATGAGAAATGGTCGTTTGATCATTTAATAGATCATTTACAAGTAAACGCCAAATGTCATGATGTACCTTTTCCTACATTAATGCTTCTTGAAATAGTAGATCAATTTATTAAAGATCGTCCTATGCGTGACAAACGTAGAGAAACACAAGGGGAAGATGTACAGGAAGGATTTGATCGCGTTTCACCCAAGTGGAACTAATGGATATAAATAATATACCGATGGTACGTGTGACGTGGCTCGATGCCCGTGATACAGAGACAGGCTGGCTTGACATAAAAGAAGTTATAGCTGCACCGTTAGCAATATGTCAGGAAGTTGGTTGGATGGCTGTGAATAATAAAGAGAAAATTGTTATTATGCGGTCATATAGCAAAGATAAAGAGGACACATCAGGTGGTGGAGCGATTGCCATACCACAAGGATGGGTTAAAAAAATAGAATATTTACAGGTGGGACATGCAGACGTACGAAATTAATTTATGGTTAGATAAGAAAGTTATTGAGAAGATAATAAAACAGTTTGAAAAGGATGAGGACGTAATGGCGTATATTAAGGATAATTTTGATACAGCTCCTAGTCCAGAGTTTCCTTCATTAGATCCCACGCGTGGTTATACACGGCCCAAGGCTTCTAAATACATTATTACCTGGGCCAAGGTACATACATATGTGCGTAAGAAAGGTCCTACAAGAATACAGTTAACTGAAGATGAGAAAGAAATTCAAAAAACCTTGGAATCATCAATAACAAAAGAAGCTATTGATGAATGGGGTCATAATGAGATGTTACGTGAAGTAAGAAAAGAATATTGGAGTCATCCGGATGCAAAAGGCCTTGAAGAAAAAAAATAAAGAAGGGCTAACACCCAAACAAAAGAAGTTTTATGATGTTATTAAATCATTTATAAAAGCCAATGGCTACGCACCATCATACGAAGAAATGAAACAATTAAATGGTATGCATTCTAAGAGTCAAGTTCATGGTTATGTACACAGGCTCATAGCACGTGGTTGGTTAAAAAATGGGAATGGCAGAAATCGGTCAATTTCTATTGTATGAGGCATATGTATAGTGTATATTTTGCTCAAGAATGTTTTACTTTTTTTAAATACCGGGATATTGGTGACACAGTGACACATTTGACGATTAAGTTATATAATTCAATGGTTTATCTTGTGGCACCTATGTGTCACTACTCTAAACAACGCAAGGCACTTTTTTGTTTTTTAAGAAATAAAATGAGTAAAAACTCAACTATACAGCGGGTTACAGCATGGTAGATAAAAGATTGACTAGTGACACAAGTAGTGCCACAAAAGATATGTCTTTGAAGCATCCAAAGGATGAGCAAGGATTGACAGATAAACAGAAAATCTTTGTTAAGATATATACAGAGAATGAAGGTAGACTAACACCAACAGAGTGTGCAAGACAGGCTGGTTACTCAGAGGGTTCTGCTAATGTTACTTCGTCTTTATTATTAAATGGTAAACGCTATCCAAAGGTTGTAGAAGCTGTTATTGCAAGGCGCGCTGAAATTGAAAAGACACACGAAGTTAAACTAAATAAACATGTACAAGAGTTGGCCAGACTTCGTGAAAAGGCACTTAGTGAAAAATCTTATAGTGCTGCTGTTAATGCTGAGCGCTTGCGAGGGCAAGCTGCAGGATTGTACATCGATAGAAAAGAAATCAGAACAGGTGCAATTGACAGTATGTCTAGAGAAGAAGTTTTAGCTAAGTTAAAGGAAATAGGATTAGATGGTAAATTCAACAAAGAAGGATCTCAAACAGTTCTTTCAGTCAAAGAAGAATCCAATAGCGAAGAGCTTAAAGACATCACGCCAGTGGAGTCAGAAGATAGTAAAGAGTAAGAAAAAGTATGACCGTAAAACCAGAGACAAGTTTTTGGAAGAGTTTAAAGAAATTATTGGAAGGTGGTGAATATATTGTTTCACGCCTTGAAAGTTATGTTACGCCAGGATTCCCAGATTGCCTTATTTATAACAAGGTTACAGGTTTCTTCACAGTTGAATTAAAGATAGCGCAAGCTAATAATAAAGTTAATATATCCCCCTTTCAAATTGCCTGGAATATGCGTCACGCATTAGCTGGATCACAGTCATACATCTTGGTTAACCTTCCTCTTAGGGGCAAGGTTAAATTGTTTCATGGTTGCAAAACCAAGGAACTTGGCCAAAGCACCGTGGACCTTGTGCCCGGGCTTTATGAGGGAAGGCTCGAGGACCTTGATCTGTGTCAAGTCATTTCAAACTCCCAAACTCCCCTTATATAAAAAAATCTGGGGATAACCTGTGGATAACTTTGCGAGCTGGCGCCCGCTGCGCCCGGCGCCCAAACTCCCTGAAACTCCTTTAATTTTTCCCAGTTTTCTGCGAATTCGTTGTACCTGCTTCGTTGCCCAGCTGCCCGGGCTTCCAGGAGCTGAGATGCAAACTCCCAAACTCCCCGCAGTTTTCCTAGGTTTTTTGTACCATCTTTGATCCTGCCGACTGGCCGGGCCCGCTGCGCGAACGCTGAGCTTCAGGGTAAAAGTTATCCCCAACAAATTTTGTGGAGAGGTTGCATGTAATGTCATTAGGTGTTATATTATATATAGAAATAGAACAAAGGAGTTCATATGGTTATAAGAGAAGATGAAGATACATTGGTTACTGCATTAAGTAGAATAGCAGAAGCGATAGAAGATAACACAGATATACTTAAAGGTATTAAAGCACATTATGATGGTGTTGTCCCTGTCATGACACGCAATGCAAAAAGAATAGAGGAGATACAAACGAAAGAAGAAAAAGGATTTACTGAACAAGTTAGAGGCATATTCGCCAGTTGATGTCAAACTCCTAAACTCCCCAGTTATAAAAAACTGGGGATAACCTGTGGATAACTCAAAGTTGTCGCCCGGGCGCTGCGCGCCTACCAAACTCAAACTCCCAAACTCCCTTACATAAAAAAATCAAGGTTTCTGCCGTTTTCTAAATGGCATGTTTACGCACCGGGCGCGCGCCGGGAGTTCCTGTGCAACCTTCGGAATAAAAACCTTGGATTTCTCCCATTTTTTATTGCCCGGGTCTTGACTTCAGGATCCAGGAAGCATATATAGTAACCAGGAAGCAGGTGTAATATCCTGAATCTTAATAGAAATAGGATAAGAAAGGACGGAAATGCTTGATTTTTTAGTGGCAGTATTAATACCTCTGAAGCTCCTGCTGCTGGTGATGGGCTGCTGGTTCCTGCTGCACTGGCTACTGGCGTAGCTGCTGAGATGCAAACTCCCAAACTCCTTAGATAATACTAAACAATAATAAGATCGGTTGGATGCCAGTTGTGTTACCGGCCCGGGCGCCCGCTGGTCTTCCGTGCAAGTTTTATTACTTCGCACTTGTCATCGAATTGGATTCGTGTTATTACTGCAGATAGAAAGAGAAAGGACTACTATGATTCGTTGGAACAAATGGACTACTGATTATACATATACTTATGAATGGCATGATGGGGCTTGGCGACTTATCCACAAGAAAAGTAATCGACCCATTGTACATTGGTTTAAGTCATGGTATACTAAACCTAGTTATTTAACAGAGTGTGGTCAGCAACTAAGACGCTAACAGTAGAAACAAGCACTCGGTAAGGCATGGTAGTTATATCTGTAAGTCCTAAACTAATTGTCACTTTAGTTCAGTCGACAATACAGGGGCGATACCAAAACTATTGCCCCTCACAAACTCCCAAGCTCCCCAATTACAATAATAAAACGATGCCCGGGCTCACTTCGTTCGCCGCCCGGTACGGCAGGTGTTCGCTGAGATGCAGACGTAAAAAAAGGGTAGCTCGGAAGATACTACCCTTTGTAATGACTACGTTTAGTAGGATATAACTTACATAGTCAAACCCATTCTCTTTAATATGTATCCTATATCTGATTGCATATGATGTATTAGTTCTACTCTATCTTCCTTGTCTTGTGCAACCCATTCAATAATAGAGTTGCATAACACACCACTAATTAACTTCCAATCAAGACTGTCCTTTTGTGGTACTTTACTTATAAGTTCCTCAAGGTTTCCAGTTGTTGCTTGGTCTTTGCTGTATTCTATTATCTCCTTGAATACAGGTGTTACGTCTACGTTGTTTATAGACTGTGTCTTTACTAGGTCATTTGCCATTGTTATATCCTTTCTATTTATATTTATTAGATACCATGTATCCATGCATATTAATATAGCTACTTGCATTAAGTTGTGGATATCCTGTGGATAAGTCGTGCCCGGGTGTGACATCGTGTCGCGCGACAAATTGTCGCAGCGCGCCCGGGACTTAAGTGCATTACTCCTTGTCTGCGGCTCACTCCGTTCGCCGCCTGCGCTTAGGCCATCCCCCCCTTTTGAGATGGGACCCCTATAGTTTTGGGTGTATACTGTTTGAGAGTGACAATACTGTAGGAAAACGTTATAATGCAGTTTCTAAAAAATTTTTAAAAAATGGAAAACAATTCGCAGTTAGAATCGCTTGATACTAATACTCTAAAACTTATTCTTAAAAATGCTGTTGAAGAAACCCGTGAAAAACAACAGGGTGACTTTATGCAGTTTGTTAAACAGGTTTGGCCAGAATTTATTGAAGGCAAGCACCACAAAATTTATGCAGAAAAATTAAATCGTATTGCAAACGGTGAGCTTAAAAGACTTATTGTCAATATGCCACCTAGACACACAAAGTCAGAATTTGCGTCGCATTTATTTCCTGCATTTTACATGGGCCGTCACCCAAACGCCAAGCTTATACAAACTACACACACTGGAGAACTAGCTATTCGTTTTGGTCGTAAGGCCAAGAACCTTATTGAATCAGAAGAGTACAGTTCTGTTTTTCCACATGTTACATTGGCAGCAGATTCGAAAGCTGCAGGACGATGGGAATCAAATCATAAGGGTGAATATTTTGCAGCTGGTGTAGGTGGAGCAATAACCGGACGTGGTGCGGATTTATTAATTATTGACGATCCACATTCCGAGCAAGATGCTTTATCACCACATGTCCTCGATGCACATTACGAGTGGTATACTTCTGGTCCACGTCAACGTTTACAACCTGGCGGCGCGATTGTGTTAGTCATGACGCGTTGGTCAGTAAAAGATCTCACTGGAAAGTTACTCGAGGCCCAAAGTAAAAGCGAAGCTGCTGATCAATGGGAAGTTGTCGAGTTTCCAGCTGTTATAAATGACAAACCTATGTGGGGTAATTTTTGGACCATGGATGGTTTAGAATCAGTCAAGGCTTCCATACCATTAACTAAATGGAATGCACAATGGATGCAGCAACCTACATCCGAGGAA